TTTAGAAACACCAAATGGTGCTGTTGCTAGTGCTGGTTGGTTTTGGGATAATAATAAACTAAATCAATTCTGTGATAAAGATGATTTCATTACATTAACAAAACGTATCAATGGTGGAACAATTGGTTTAGAAGATAGAAAACATCACTATCACTTAGCACTACAACACTTAGGCGCACATTAATATGGCACAACCAAATTGGAATACAACTGCTGGTTCATTAGGAACATTTCCAGCTACTATAGCAATGCTGACTCAGTTATCAGCATCAGCAGTTGCACCTGCAACCTCAATAACATATATATTATTAAGTGGATCATTGCCACCTGGCATATCTATCAGTAATAGTGGGTTGATCAGTGGAACACCAACATTAGTAACAAGTGATACTACTAGTATATTTACTATTAGGGCAACTGATAATTTATCCAATATACGTGATAGAACATTTTCAATAAAAATATCTGGTGTCGCTATCCCGGAATTTACGACACCAGAAGGAAGTATTCTTAACACACTTGATAGTGTTTGGATTGAATTGCCTATTGGGTACAATAACCCTGATAATACTAATGCTGTTATAGTTGAATTACAAGAAGGATCTTTGCCACCGGGATTAGAAATTAATGACGCAGGATTAATTAGAGGTTATGCTAATCCACCTATGGTTAATATTACATTAAATGAAGTTCAAACCAATGCAACTCTTACTGCTATTACTAGTAATTTAATCACTTGTACTAGCACTAATGATTTTATTATAGGTAGACCGGTCACTTTTACAGATACAGCGTTTGGCGACATAGTTGAAGATACTACCTATTATATAAAAACAGTTAATAGTGCTACTACATTTACAATATCAGCAACTCAGAACGGTCCTGTATTTGCGTTATCAGACGGTACTGGGTCTATGAATGTTACATTGTCAGCAATATCAGTGGGTCAACCTACAATTCGTACATATTCGTTTATTCTTAGATTATTAAGTAATTTAGGTGGAGATACCGCATCATATACTATTACTGTGGTGAATCAAAATACTCCTATTAGTCAAGGAGGACCAGGGTACACTCCAAACTCACGTATACCTACTATACTTAATACAAGACCATTAACATATAATATAACTGATACTGATCCGTATTACGGCTATTATATATTACCGCCGGTTGCTACTACAGTAAATGCATCTATTGGCACTCTTACTAGTGGAGAATATTTTGCATTTAAAATTATCGGAAATGATTTTGATGGTAATCCTCTACAATATGAGTATATTAATTTACCCACTGATTTAACTGGGGATACTGTAACAGGATGGATAACCGGAACACCTATATTAAGTTCAACTGGGTTAAGCACATATAATTTTGCAGTTAACACATATAAATCTGGCAATCCTAGTATTAGAACACCTAATTTTAACTTTACTTATAATGTAAGTAATCAGATTAATGGTGAGATTGTTTGGGTTACACCTAGTGATTTAGGAACTATATTTAATGGAACAGTTAGTACATTAAGTGTTAATGCTATATCTGATACTGAATTATCATATAGGATAGTATCTGGATCATTGCCTCCTAATTTAATTATATTAGATAATGGTGAAATAACAGGTAGAGTAGCAGATCAACCAACAACTGAATTATTAACCCAAAATGCAGAAACATCTTTTACATTTACTATTCAAGCATATTCTAAATTATATGCAGTTGTTCAATCTACAAAAACATTTAATGTAACTGTACTACAAGAATACACTCAACCTACTGATACATTATATATTAAGGCTGCTCCTAGTGTCAATGATAGAAATATTATAAATTCATTATTAGAAAGCACTACATTAATTCCCGAATCAATGTTATATAGACCAAATGACATATATTTTGGTAAGGCAACTAGCGTTATATATGAACACGCATATGGAATATATGCAAGTGATATTGATGAATATTTAGCCGCAGTAACACAAAATCACTATTGGAGAAATATTACATTAGGTGAATTAAAAACTGCTATAGCAAAAAATAATGCAGGGGATATTATTTATGAAGTTGTTTATAGTGAAGTAATTGATAATTTAGTTAATAAACAAGGTATAAGTATAAGTAGTAGTATATATTGGCCTAGACCAATCGATTTGGGTTTAGGTCCATGGTATACAAGTATTACTGATATATATGCCAGTTATTCCACTGTATTAGGTCAAGAATACTATACAAGTTTAACACCGGGTTATGCCAGAACGTTATATCCAAATAGTTTATATAATATGCGTAATAGGGTTGCACAGGTTATAGGACAAGAATACGATAGTAGGCTACTTCCATTATGGATGACCAGTGAACAGACTAATGGCGGAACATTAGGTTATACTCCAGCTTGGGTAATATGTTATACTAAACCCGGGTTCGCAGAAACAATAAAAACTAATATAGAAAATAATTGGCAGTATACATTAAATCAAATCAATTTCAAAATTGATAGATTTAGTGTTGATAAGAGTGAAACATACAATTATGATAAAAAACTAAATCCACCTGCTTGGACTGGGTTACCGAGTGCTACTCCTGTACCTGATCCACTTGATAGTAAGGATTTTTATGTATTATTCCCTCGACAAACAATTTTGCCAGACGAAACACAGTACTAAATATATAACGGAACAAAAAGAATATGAGCACAATTAACACAAACGGTATTAACGTAAATTATCCTGTACCCGGGGTGAATAACAATAGTCAAGGGTTCAGAGATAACTTTGCGGCCATCAGAACTAATTTAAACACTGCTGGAACAGAAATAACAGATTTACAAAACAAAGTTGTAGTTAAATCTGCACTTGCTAATACAACAGTGAACAATGATATGGCTAATACTCTTATTAGCAATGCACTAACCCGTAGTTTTAGAGCCAGTACATATAACCTAGGCGGTGCAATAAGTGGAACTATATTAATTAACGCATCATTGGGTGATGTACAGTATGGTACTATTGCCGGTAATACTACTATTCAATTTGCAGGATGGGCACCTACTGGTACACAAAGTAATCTACAATTACAACTTGCTGTCTCTAATAGTCAAGCAGTTATCACATTCCCTACAGAAGTTACATACGGTGTTACTTCACTAGAAAACTATGCTAATGTTGCTAATGTTCCCACTGTTTCTATTCCATATGGTGTAACACAACTAGATTATAACTTCAGTACAGTTGATTGCGGCAATACTATTACAGTAGAACCATATAATAATAATAGAATAGCATCACAAGTTCAACAACGTACTCCTTCCCCTACAGGATTTCAGGGTGATGTTTTGGGTGATATAGCTGTAGATACTGAATATGTTTATGTATGTACCGCATCGTATAACTCTACGGCAAATACAGTTGCAATTGCAAATGCAACTGCAACTGGTAATTTACTAACAGTTTCTAATACAGGTAGCTTAACCTTAAATGATCCTATCATTTTTACAGGTGCTAATGTAACACAAGCCAATTTAGTTGCAAACACAATATATTATGTTAAAGCTATTGCATCCGCAGGTGCAAATGGAACAATTTCTGTAAGTGATTCAAGAACTTCAGGAACTGCGGGAGCTAATGTCACATTAACAACAACTGCAAACGGGTTCAGTGCAGTTACATATAATGGTACTGATATCTGGAAAAGAATTGCACTAACAACGTGGTAATAAATATTTGAATGGAACACCCGTTCATCTCATCACTATCTGATAAAACACTAGAAGAATTGCAAGGTTCCATATCGGACTTAACTAAAAAGCTTAACTTTGCATATCGTATGCAAAATAGTGCAATGATCCATCAATTGAATATGGTAATGGAAAGTTACCGAGCAGAATATGGTCGCAAAATGGATGAGTTGCTTAAAAAGCAAGGTGATAAAACCAAAATTAACATTCAAAAAGAAAGCTAAAATTGACTACACGCATAGAACGAGATTTTTCATTTCAAGCAGGTGTTTATTTTAAAGACGAATTTTTAATGAACATCTACACTATATCAGTATATATGGAAGTAGAAACTGAATCCATTAGAGAACAAAATGTAGCAATGGAAAGAATTAAATACTTTCTAAATGAATGTTTAGAAAACAGTATTTTTGTTCAGAATACTGAACATAAAACAATTGAGAAATATTCATCTTGTGGTTTTAAGATATGCACTTTGCCAGAAGAACCATATGACCAAATAATTACAATAATGTTATTAACTAAACTGAATAGCATTACTGAAGGTAGATTAATAATCACTGATATTACATTAGGATCACGTATAAGCGATCAAGTTAAGTTTAGTTATGGGATTGAAAGTAATAGAGGACCATTTGAAGAACCTGGTTGGTGGTCAGATACAGGTACCATCATTTGTGACCCTATTAAAACTTCAGTCAAAAAAGATAAGATTGTTAAATTATTCAAAACTGTACCGTCTGATTGGGCAGAGTTTAATTTGATTTGGAAAGAAAAAAATCACAAATCTAAAAGTGAAATTGTCTTTACAACCGAACAAGAAAAATAAATGACCAAACTAGTTGAGTAAATCTCAATACTATGTTATAATATACGTATGAAGACGGATATTTATGGTCAATTAATATACAATCAAAATGACTTGTGTGAGTTGTTTTTACAAGATCCAACACGTACAGTTAACAATGCATTAGTAGATACTATCATTGAGTTTAATGGTTTTCTTTCAATAGAAAACATTCCTAATTTAAAACAATATCAAGACCCGAAACTCTCTCTTGAAGACTTTGACCAAATAAATCAAAAAGTTTGGCATATGCCCAAAGAATATCATGAAATAGATATTGCTAAATTTGTATTAGATCAATGCAAAAGTGAGGCAGAACTACAACGTGCAGGGGAAGAATTATTAAAGTTCCAAGAACGTAATATGTTTGTGTTATTGCAATACTTAAAGTATCTAGTAGACACAATGCGCAAAAACAATATAGTTTGGGGAGTAGGGCGTGGTAGTAGTGTTGCTAGTTTTGTATTGTTTTTGATAGGCATACACCGTATAAATAGTTTGTACTATGACTTATCTATCGATGAGTTTTTAAAATAAGGAGAAAAGTATGAGCAAATATAGAACAGCAATGGGTAAAGTAGTTGATATGTCCACACTAACTGCAAAAAACGAAAAAACTAGAGCAGTGGGTAATATGAAAGTTAATGCACGTGGTGACACCATCGATGCACACGGACAAGTTATTAGAACAGCTACAGCCAAAGTTAATGACGCATATGGCAAAACAGTGGGTAACCGTTCAGCACAACCAGTTAAAAATAAGCAAAAGGCAGCACCAATAGTACCTAAAAATATTAATTTATCGGAACTCAATGAAATTGAACGTGAAATAGAAGAATCATTTGAAGATGATTTAGAAGTTGAAAAGATTAAAGCACAGGAAATTAAAGGTAAGAAATGAGCGATTTAAGCGCATACAGTAAACCGGCATTTAGCCCAACAAAAGTTGATAAGTTAACGTTCTTCAAGGATCATATCATAGTAAGTGATATGAAGTTTGACCAACGTATTACAGCAGGTGGTATTATCTTAATGGACGATGATAAAAAGAGTTCTGGTATTCGCCCACGTTGGGCAAAGATTTATGGTCTAGGGCCAGATGTAAAAGACCCTGACTTACAGATCGATAAATACATCCTTATTAGTCACGGACGTTGGACACGAGGTATCAAAGTTGAGACTCCTTTGGGCGAAGTCACGTTGCGTAAAGTCGATCCTGGTGATATACTCTTAGTATCGGATGAGCCGATGGAAGATGAAACAATGAGCGATAAGGTATATTAAAATGGCAATTTGGACGATTAGAACACATTACAAGAAATCGTGTGAACAACGAGAATTCTTTTATCAACGTGAGGGTGATGGAAAGATTATTTCTACAGATGGTTTCCGTCGTTGTGAATATACGATTGAAACTACAGATGATGAATTTCCGGACATTCAATTTGAAGAAATGCCTAATGGTGACGGCAAGAAAGATAGCATTGACTTAAACAGTCTAATGGGTGATAACATTGACAACGTTGAACTTGTCGAAATGTTTGATGGAGGTTGCTGGGGCGATATTGAGTTTGAAGGTCTAGCTGAGGATGAGGAAGAAAAACTCCGTGAATTCATAGACGAAGAAGGTTTATACTCACTAGAAGATGAAGGTAATTGGTACCTAAGTGACACAGAAGTTTGGGTATGGGGACCATTAGAAGTAGAAGATGAAAATGGTAATGTACGTATTATCATTGCTGATGCTGATGGTAATGTTATTGATTTTGTTGAGGAAGAATAATGAGAAATTGGTTTAGACAAAAATTACACAACTTTATATTCCCTCATGATAATCTTGAGGTTGTAGAAACAAAATCTCATAGAAGAGGAGTTCTTGTTAGAGGATCAAGCCTTGACAGTAGAGGTATGAGTTTTACTATTCATCAAGCTAGTGGTGGATATGTACTAGAGTACTCATCATATGATGACAAGACAGATAGACACAATCACAATTTACATATCATTCCTTCTGACCAAGATATGGGTCAGGGTATCGCACACATAATCACACTGGAAATGTTAAGAAAATGAATAAGAAACTTTGGGTAGAATCATACAGGCCATCAACAGTAGCAGACTATGTGTTTGTAGATGAACGACAAAAGAATCAAGTAGAGGGCTGGGTTAAAGATGGTTCTATCCCGCATCTACTACTATCAGGTGATCCGGGTACAGGCAAAACAACGCTTGCTAAGGTATTGATCCACGAACTTGGTGTAAGTGATTATGATGTATTAGAAATCAATGCCTCACGTGAAAATAGTGTTGATGTTGTACGTAACAAGATTGTTAACTTTGTACAAACAATGCCTTTTGGTAACTTTAAAGTTGTTTTACTTGACGAAGCAGATTACTTGACACCAGCTGGGCAAGCGGCATTGCGTAATGATATGGAAGCATATCATATGACTGCACGATTTGTTTTAACTTGTAACTATCAGCACAGAATTATTCCTGCATTAAAATCACGTTGTCACGAGTTTCACATTACAAAAACAGATAAAACAGAGTTCACTGCGAGAGCGGCAACTGTGTTAGTAAGTGAAAATATTGAGTTTGATTTAGATGATTTGGATAGTTATGTACGTGCTACATATCCAGACTTACGCAAATGTTTGAATCAGTTACAAGTTAATAGTAGTACAGGTAAGTTATTGTCATCACAAACTCAAAGTAGTGGTGAAGATGAATTACTAGTAGAGGCAACTAATTTGTTTAAATCAGGGAAAATCCTTGAAGGTAGACAACAGTTATTACAATATATTGCATTGTACCCTACTCGGATTGAAGATACATATGCATGGATGTATCAGAATTTAGATTTATGGGGTAAGTCTAATGAAAAGCGTGATGCTAGTATTATTGTTATTAGAAATGGTTTAGCTAATTTAAGTATGGTAGGTATACCTGAAATATCATTGGCAGCCACACTAGTAGAATTAACGGGTGATTTATGAGATATTTATTGATTACATTCATGAGAAAGCCCGGCGGGCAGATTGACGAACAAGTTACTGTATCTAAACGTATTAAACCAAGCGACTTGCAGACCTGTAATGTTATTTTAGACTATGCAAAAAAGAAAGTAGAGAAGTGTGTTATTGAGGGTAAAACCTTAGATAGAGAATGGGATCGTATGCACGAATATTATGAACGAATTTATCCTAATCTTATTGCACAACTTGAAAAAGAAGCAAGTATTACAGAAAAGACAAACGGGGCCTAAGCCCCATTTTATTAACTATATAAGTTAAGCACGTGTTCAATTATGCAATGGCGTTGAACATCTTTTAGTTCAAACTTACATAACTGCAATCCCGGAATCACCCCCTTCCTCAATCGATTTTGTAAGTCTAATAGCCCATTGTCGGCTGTTTTACGATCGGCTTGTTCAATGTCACCAGTAATTACAATCTTACTACCGACGCCGATTCTGGTCATAATCATTTTGAGTTGACCCGGGGTTGCGTTCTGTGCTTCATCTAATACTACCCAACTGTGTTTGAAATTTCGACCTCGACAGAATGCTAGAGGTGCGATTTCCACTATTTGTTCTTCTAGCATGTGGGTTATTTCTTTTGTGGTATAGTACTCACGCAGTACATCTAATAATGGTCTCGTCCAAGGTTCCATCTTTTGATTGATATCTCCTGGTAAGAAACCGTGTTTCTCATCATCGACACCTACAGCAGGTCTGGATAAGATAATCCTATCACATTCACCATTACGCATAGCTTTAATCGCAGCCTGCATTGCTAAGTAAGTTTTTCCAGTACCCGCAGGCCCTGTGACAACAACAATATCTGTTTGTTCATCAAGTAGTGCGAGGATGTAATTTTCTTGGTTAACTGACTTAGGTATGAGATGTACAGGTTTTTTATTGACCCTTAATTCTCGTTGTGCTTGTGCGAAATCTATCGTTTTTGATTCATTTGTATAGAAAGTTTGATTATCCTGTTTTTTATTGTGTGAAAATCGTGTGTCTTGTGTTCGTAATGCGCTAGTTTTTCGTTTGCTCAAGTTAATTCTCCTTTGTAGAGCGGTGAGTTCTCATAACACTCAAATTTATTTAAGGTCAATACTTAGTGTCATAGTAGCATACTTATTGTGTAGTACTCTAGCATAAATATTAGGCTACGGTATGATTTATTGTTATTTGATGTATTCAAACCACAAAAGATAAATACTACATATGAAAACCGCAGACGATTTTTTTAACAACGTTGATTATGTAAGCATAATCGATACCGTTAAGGGTATATTTACCAGTGACGGAACTATGGCCGTTTTACTTGACTTTGAACGAGTATTAGACGAAGCTGATTTATATGCTTTTAAAAACTGGGAATTGGGTGAATTAGTCCAAGGTCCAGACGTTAAAAGATATACAGTATCCTGTGTCTTTATGTATCCATACAAGCTAATGCCTGACCCACGCGGTGCAAAAAGACTTGTTAGCGTAGGATGTAAAATCAAGTTTAAAAAGACTAAAATCAAAGTTCCTGTAGCGGTTACAGAACCAGATGATTATATTCCCGGTACACGATATCCAAAGACTGCTATGCGTGAAGTATGGTTAATCTATATTGAAATGCCTAAAGAATTAATGGATGATATCAAAGAAGGTAGTATCGATTTAGCAGGTCAAACAATTGACTTAAATGAATTAGATAATGCCTATGATGATGATTTGGATAAAGAAGATACGGGTGAAAAAGACGACCAAGAGCAAGATCAAATGGATCAAACCGGCACAGCAGATCCTGGATTAGGTGCTCCATTACCACAATTGTAATATGACTAACAAAACTATATTAACTGAAGGATTAGACTATCATGACCTTGAAGGTCAAATGTTACCTATTGTAAGTGTTGATGAATATGCCGCACATATGGGTAAAGATAGCGAAATTGTAACATTAGCATTTACAGTTAAAAGCGAAGCAGCCGGCAAAGATTTAGGTGACTGGTTTGAACGTGGATATGATTGGGTGTTAGATGCACAAGTAAGTGAGGGTGAAGTAAAGCCTGGACAATATCTTGTATTCGTTGAAATGAATCGTAGAACAAGTGTACCTAAACGCATCATAGAATTATTAGATGATTTAGAAACATTGACTGCGTTATCAGTAAAAGACTGGACAATAATTGTTGACGAAGAAGAATATCAACCTGAAGAAGATATATTAAAACAAGTTATCACCATTAGTCCTCATCAATATCGTGAAGAAATTGAGCCCGAGGAAGAAGAAAAAATCAATGAAATGCGTGAATGTGCGGGATTAGAAGTTAAAGCTATTCATGCTGATAAACAAGATGCCGCTATTAAAGCATTTAAATCAATGGCAGGACTATAAAATATGGCAACAATATTACCTAAGAAGGCTGGATTTGAACAGCCCATGGCATTAGACGATGATCACCACGAAGCACTTGCGGCTGACCCAACAATACAACAATTTCCACAAGGTAGTAGTTATGGTACAAACACATCATTTAGCGGGGCTTCAGCATTTGGCTCACCTTCGGCAGGAAGCTTCGGTAGCGGTTCGTTTGGTTCATCAGGATCGTTCTCAAATCCCGGATTCAATCAACAATCAAGTTCAGGATTTGGAAGCACACAGAATGTCAATCAATCAAACAGTAATCAACCAGTACTTACTGGTGCCGCACCAACAAATGCCGCCAGTGGTGCAGATGTACTAGTTGCTAACGACAATACAGACTGGATTAACAAAAAATGGCGTCCAGTTATGGGTTGGATCTATATGCTAACTTGTACTATGGACTTTGTTATATTCCCAATATTATGGTCACTATTACAAGCATTAAGTAAAGGTAGTGTCACTATGCAGTGGCAACCATTAACATTACAAGGTGCTGGACTATATCATATCGCTATGGGTGCTGTTCTTGGTATTGCGGCTTACGGTCGTACAAAAGAAAAGATTGAGGGTAAATCTTAATTTGACAAATAGTAGTAATGTGCTATAATAGTTAAATGGAACATTATCAAACTTTGGGTGTATCTAAAAACGCTAGCCCCGATGAAATTAAAAAAGCATATCGTAAGTTAGCAAGTCAACACCATCCAGACAAGGGTGGTGATACTTCTACCTTTCAAACAATTCAAACAGCATACGATATATTAAGCAATCCCGAAAAGCGTCAACAATACGATAATCCAATGCCTCAAGGATTCTCTCAGGGGTTTCCGGGTGGAGGAACTCATTTTAATATGAATGGATTCAATATGGATGAGTTGTTTGGGCAAATGTTTAGACAACAACAACATCAACGTAATAATGTTTTTAGAACTACATTTTGGATTACGTTAGAACAAGTATATTTAGGTGGCGAAGAAGTATTGAAATTACAAACACCTTCTGGAATGCATATGGTAAAAGTTAATATACCAAAAGGAATTCCAGATGGTGGACAGGTAAGATATGAAAAAGTTATAGAATCAAATGATTTAATCGTAGAATATAGAATACATAATCATTTAAAATATGATAGAAAATTAAATGACCTGTATTGTAATCATCAAATTTCTGTATTAGATTTGATTGTGGGTACTAGTTTTGAATTTACTACTATTGGCAATAAAACATTGGAAGTAACAGTGCCATCCAAAACACAACCACATATGCATTTAAAATTAGGCGGACACGGATTACCAATTCACGGTACAAACGCATATGGCGACCAAATAATATTGCTAAAACCCTTCATACCTGATATAATAGATACACGAATAACTGATAGCATTTTACTATCTAAAATACAGTAAATATTTTTTTTAAAGGAACTGGATGTGAATAATTCACCCGAAATCGAATCAATCATTGAACAAGCAATTGATTATGCTAAAAAACGTAAACATCAATATTGCACAATAGAACATTTACTGTTAGCCTTAGTAACCCATACTCCATTCAAAAAATGTTTGGATAGTTTTGGTTCTGATACTGATATGATGATTCAGGAAGTTACTGCATATATCGACAGCTTACACGCTATTGTTGCTATTGTAGATCCTGACGTAGAAGTACAACCACGTAAAACAAACAGTTTAGAACGTGTAATGAATCGCTCTGTGACTCAGGTATTGTTTACTGGTCGTAGACAAGTTACAACTATTGACTTATATCTTTCTATGGCAAGTGAGGGTAACAGTCACGCACATTATTTCTTATTAAAGTATGGTATTAATAAGAATGAGTTTGTGGCACACTGGCAAAAGACATATAAAGGTTCAGAATTTACTGCTAAACTTACAAATGACCAAGCAGATGAAATCCTTGAAGAATACACAACTAATCTAACTAATCTTGCACGTTCAGGTAAACTAGAACCATTAATCGGTCGTAGTAAAGAACTTGACGATATTGTTAATGTTCTTGCTAAACGATTTAAATCAAATGTGTTGATGGTTGGTGATCCCGGTGTCGGTAAGACTGCAATTGCAGAGGGTCTTGCAACCATGATTGCGGATAAAACAGTACCTGAATTCTTGCTTGACCATGAGCTATATTCACTTGAAATTGGTGCGTTGCTTGCTGGATCTAAATATCGAGGTGATTTTGAAGAAAAAGTTAAAGCGGTACTAGATGCATTAAACACTAAACGCAAAGCAGTATTGTTTATTGATGAAGCACACACAATGAAAGGTTCTGGTGGTAGTACTAGTGGGTCAATTGACTTTGCTAATATGATTAAACCTGCAATTACTAAAGGTACATTAAAAGTTATAGCAAGTACAACTTGGGAAGAATTCTATGAATCTTTTGAGAAGGATCGTGCGTTAATGCGTAGATTCTATCGTATTTCAATTGATGAACCATCACACGATAGTACCGTTCGTATCCTTAAAGGCCTAAGCACACGATTGAATGACTTCCACGATGTTGAAATTTCAGAAGAAGCAGTTAATTCCGCAGTAGAGTCAGCCGCACGATATATTCACGACCGTAAAAATCCAGATAAGTCAATTGATTTGCTTGATGCGGCTTGTGCTAAACAACGTGTTGCAGGTAATAAAGGTGCAATTATTACAAAAGACTTGATCCACGAACAAGTTGAACGATTTACAGGTGTACCTGCTGATAAACTTAATGGTGATAACTTTGACCGTATTAATAGCCTTGAGGTCAATATCAAAGGTAAACTATATGGTCAAGATGAAACTATTGAACAGGTCTTAGAACGTGTATATGTTTCATTTGCTGGTATTGGTAATGAATCAAAACCAACAGCAAGCTTTATCTTCTTAGGCCCAACAGGTACAGGTAAAACAGAGTTAGCTAAGTTATTAAGTAAAAACCTTGATATGCCATTACTCAAATATGATATGTCAGAATATGGTGAAAAACATTCTGTGTCAAGTTTGATTGGTCCTCCCCCCGGTTATGTTGGCTTTGGTGATAGTCAAGTTGGCGGTGGTAGATTAATCAATGACTTAAGCAAGAATCCACATAGCATTTTATTGTTTGATGAGGTAGAAAAAGCTCACCCTGATATTTTTAATATCTTTTTACAGATGTTAGATGAGGGTCGCATTACAGGAAGTAACGGCAAAGAAGTTAACTGTAAGAATACTATCATTATTATGACAAGTAACTTGGGTAGTGCTGATAGTGAAAAGAGCAACATTGGATTTGGATCACCGGAGAAAATAGGTGAGGATGATAAAGCAATGCGTGACTTCTTCAAACCAGAATTTAGAAATCGTGTTGATTTGATTTGTAAGTTTAAGAAACTTGATACTCTTGCTATTAAGAAGATTGTTGTTAAATTTACGGAAGAATTAAAGAAATCATTGTTTGATAAACATAACATTAGTTTAAATTTAAGTGAACCAGTTGTTGATTACTTAGCAGAACAAGGTTACGATAAGAAGATGGGTGCTCGTCCGTTAAGTCGTAAGATTGATGAGTTGATTCGTGTACCGTTAAGTAAGAAAGTGTTGTTTGAACGTATTAAGAATGCGGCAGTTACTTGTGTAATGGTAGATGATAAAATTGAATTTAATGTTGTACAAAAAGCTATTGCGAAAGTAGGAGAAGATGGGATTATTGAAATCAGTCAGTAATGTACCGGGCATAGATTATTATGATTACCGAGATAGTGAATATTACAATAAGTTCACTTATCGGGTAAGATTTGTAATGCCCAGTATTAGATATATCATCAATGAGCTAACTGTAGAGGGTTTGATGAAACGGTATAATGCTACTACTGGTTGGAGAGTCATCAAAGAAAGTGACAGACCAATGGTTACTGAAGACCTAAACTCACTCAAACAATTAATAGAATTACGTAAATCAGGTAAAAAAGACGGTACTGCAACTGTTAGGTTAGAGTGGAATACAGTATCAATTTTTAGTAATGACTTATCTTTTTTGAAAACTATTGAAAATCTCAAGCCCGATCTTGAATGTACATATACACAGGTACAAACAAATAATTTTGTAGGTGTAAAGTCATTTGTTAAAGAGCCTAAACATAAGTTTAGAGTATATTTAAAATCTAAGATAGTTAAGGGTGAGTTAATACCACAGCTTGATACCCTATTAAAACGCACACCTAGTTTGTATCCCTGTAATTCATTAAAAAATTGGTTACTAGGTGCATTACTTACTACAAATCAATATTCTTGGAGATATCGTTTTACTAGCCCTATTCATTTCATTGATTATGACGATGAAAGTACATTAAGCTATCTAGCATTAATGCACGGGGAATATCTCGGAAAACGCTATAAATTAGAAAAACGTCCTGAACCTATCTAAAATGATGAATACTGATAAATAAGTGTGAGTCGCGGCATTACCAGTGCCCACTCACTCTAATGCTACAAGGAGCAATCAGTATGACTATTTATTATGTTTACGCCTATTTGCGTAAAACAGGAACACCTTATTATATAGGTAAAGGTACTGCTCGTAGAGCATGGGCTCCTCACCGTACTAAAATTAATGGGGTATGGGTTGGTCCGCAAACACCTAAAGATAAATCTAAAATTATCATAGTTGAATCTAATCTAACCGAAATGGGTGCGTTTGCATTAGAGCGTAGAATGATTCGTTGGTATGGTAGAAAGGATAATGGAACCGGTATACTTTATAACAAAACAGACGGGGGTGAAGGGACATCTGGGAGAATTTGTTCGGACGAACAAAAAAGAAAACATAGTAAGATTATGAAGGGTAGAAAAACAGGACCGCAAACACCTGAACATAGTAAAAATATTAGTCTATCTAAGACAGGAAAAAAGAGACCCGATGTTAGTGCCTTAAAATTAGGAAAAAGCAACACGTTAACTCATAACAATAATATTCGTAAAAGTCTATTAGGCAAGAAACATAGTATTGTGATTTGTCCGCATTGTGAAAAATCAGGGGGCGCGGCAAATATGACAAGATATCATTTTAACAATTGCAGGAAAAGATAAATACAACAACAGGAGTATTTACCATGGCAAAGATTGTCGAAGATGTATTAGTCATCAAATTTAGTAAAATCGTTAAGGATAGCGAAGAAGAAGGTGGTTCTATCGCTAGTCCTGATATCCAAGCGGCTTTAGAACAAGTTGCCCAAGAATTAATTGGTGATAGTGTAGTTGTTGAGGTTGTAAAAGCATAATGAGCCAATCAACCACACTTATCCTGTTGCCACAAACAGCATATGTTAATCCAGGCAATGGCTCGCCCTACACAGTTACGGGGAATAGTCAACCAGCTGGAGCATATTATTTAGGCAATAAAGACCTACAAACAGTTAATATTAACTTGACAAATTGTACCGGTAATATTACTATTGAAGCAAGTTTAGCTACAACACCAACTAGTACTGATTGGTTTAAAGTATATGAGTTAGAGGCTAACGCAAATGCCGCAAGTAATAGTGCTCCTCAAATTGCGAGTAATGCTTCTGTTTATACAAATGTAAATGGTAACTTTGTTTATATGAGAGCTAGGGTAGTAGACTTTCAAGGTGGATTAGTTAATTTTGTGAAATTAAGTTATTGATATGAGTACAGTCGTTATAATGCCGGGAGGTTTTCATCCGTTTCACGCAGGTCACGCATCATTGTATCAAAGTGCATTAAAAGCATTTCCTGATGCAGAAGTATATGTGGCTGCAACCAACGATACTAAAACACGTCCGTTCCCTTTTGCTATTAAAGAAAAATTAGCTAAGGTAGCAGGTGTTGCTCCCGGGCATTTTGTGCAAGTAAAGAGTCCGTTTCAACCTAGAGAAATCACAAGACATTTCAATCCAGAACAAGATGTATTAATTTTTGTTCGTAGTGAAAAAGATAAGACAGAGCAACCCAAGCCAGGTGGTACAAAAAAAGATGGCACACCTGCTTACTTTCAACCATGGACTGGTAAAAATATAGAGCCATTTAGTAAACATGCTTATATGGTTTATTTGCCTACTGTAGAGTTTGGTCCTGGAATAACAAGTGCGACAGAGATACGTAATGCATGGCCCAAGTTAGATGACCGTCGAAAGACCGCAATGGTTATGAGTTTGTATCCTGCAACACAGAAGAATCCTAAGTTAGCCGCTAATGTTGTTAAGATGTTAGATATGGGTATGGGTAATGAATTAGATGAGGGTTGGAAAAATACTATTGCCAGTGGTGCAATGGCATTAAGTGCGTTGGGTGCCGGTGCACAGACTATGCCTAATATAAATCCGCAACAGGTTGAACTTACAACCAAATATTATAATGTATTAGTTCAACGAGCAAAAGAAGATGGTAGAGAATTAGATAGAAGAACCTTAAACTCTTTAAAAGCAAAAGCAGAAAATGCTGCCGCATTAAAAATTCAACAATCATCTACTCCACCTCAACAGGGATTCCCTACTCAAGGTAATGAGCGTAAAGTATCTAAAGATGCGGCTCAATTTGAATCTTACGGTATGGCGGAAGGCACAAGTCTATCAGTAGAACAGCTTGCGCACATCAGTGATAAAGCGTTAGATGATGCTTATCACTATGGTCGTAGCACACCAGGGGCAAACTTTGGTTGGATGGCTAACATACAATCAGCAAAGGCCGCAAAGAGATTGATTGATGCAGGTGAAACTGATATTGAAAAGATTAGTGATGCTATCCATCAGGGTTGGAATGTAACCGCGGCTGCTGACTATAAAGGTAAACTTCAATTAGATACACCTACTCCAGATGAGAAGAAGTTAAAACGTGCTAAGTTAGCAATGCAATCTTATAGTCAACTGCCAGAAGAAGAAAAAGAAAAGGATCGTGTCGTAGCACGTGCATTGTTACAAGCAATTAACGGAGACACATTAGAAGAAGGTCCCTTTGTTCAACGTATTGTTAACCCTAACAAAATCAATATTTATATAAAACCAAACAATAATAAACCTCCTTTACTTATTGCAACAGATATACCGTATGCGTTATTAGACAAGTATATTAATAAAGCTATTAGTAAATATCCGCAATTTAAACAAACAGACTTTTCCTTTAAATCTGCAGATAGAGTTATAGCAGAAACTAATTTGTCCGAAAGTGCTGATTACTTAGAAGAAAAATAATTTGATCACCTTGTTTTGATGTAAATATTACTATCTTAACAAGAGGATCAAATGGCAACTAAGAAAACAACTGAAAAGGCAACTGCTACTACAGCAAAAGCCGCAACAAAAACCACAGCAAAAGCACCCGCTAAAGCTACTAAAGCACCCAAAACAGAGAAAACAGTTCCTGTAGAAAAAGTACAGGAAATTGCTGACCAAGCTCAGACTGCACAAAATCAAGCCCCTGCACCCGGTCAAGTCCAGGTTAACGTAGATTTCTTACGTACAACTAAAGTTCATATCGCTATGCCTTGCTATGGTGGTATGCTAACAGAATCAACATTTATGTCATTCATCAAGTGGGCAAATACTGCTCGTCAACTTGGTATTGATTGGACATTAGAAACAATGGTTAACGAAAGTCTTATCAGTCGTGCCCGTAATACACTAACTGCTAAGTTCTTAGATATGCCAGACGCAACACACTTATTCTTTGTTGACGCTGACATTGGTTGGGAACCATGGCACTTGTTAGTATTATTGAACCGTGACGTTGATGTTATTGGTGGTCTATACCCAATGAAAACTATGCCAATCAAATGGGTTGTTAACGGATTTGAAGGCGCTGAAGAAGGTACTGATGGATTACAAGAAGTATCTAAAGCAGGTACGGGTTTCTTATTAATGAAAAAGCACGTATTTGATAAACTCAAATCACATCCGGCAGTTAAGCAGTATAAGAACGACATTGGATTAGATCCAAAGTTTGACCAACACTTGAAGACCTACTTTGACACAGCAGTTCGTCAGAATCGTTACTACAGTGAAGACTGGACATTCTGTGAAAACTGGCGTGATTTGGGAGGTCGTATCTGGGTAGATAAACGTGTATTGTTACGTCACTCTGGTAGTTATGTATTCTGTATGGAAAATCAGGAACATTTGATGAAAACGATCGGTCCTATGTACATAGAAGAACAAAACAAAAAAGCACAAGTGGCAGCTCCTATAGTTCCACCTGATGCTACTGGTGTAGTATCAATCGCTACAACTTAATATAAAGCCCCGAAAGGGGCTTTAATCTTTTTAGATAAATACTCTATGGACTTAAAAGAACTACATTCATTCAAACTGTCAGACGCAGTGACATTTCACGACCAGCTGAACCCTAAGCTATTTCGTGGTCAACATCTACAATCTGAAGTAGAACTTCAATTAAAAACTATTGCAGAAGACTTCCTACAAGAGATGGGAATACACGAGTTAGATGTACGTGATATCACTATTTCTGGAAGTAATGCAGCCTATAGCTATACAAAACATAGTGATTTAGATTTACATATTCTAGTCAATATGAATGACCTGCCCGATGATGAAGTATATCGTGAATTCTTTAAAGCTAAAAAAGATTTATATAATGATTCACACGATATTACAATAAATGGAATTCCAGTAGAATTATACATACAAGATGCGGCTGAACCTGTAATTAGTTTAGGTGAATATAGTGTTAAAGATAAGAAATGGTTACGTTTACCAACAAAACGTAGAGCAAACTTTGACCAAACAGCTACCAAAGCAAAATATGAAAAATTATTAGATATTATTGATACAGCATTACATTCTAATAAGATAGGTAAAGTTAATAAAGTATTAAAAAAGATTAAACAATATCGTCAAGCTGGATTAGATAACGGTGGTGAGTTTGGTCCCGAGAATCTAGCATATAAAGCATTACGTAGCCAGGGCTATATTACAAAATTATATGATTTACGTGATAAGTTACACAGTCAACGTTTAAGTATTGAAACAATGTATCAACCAATTAAAGATGAGGTTAACGAAGCATTTGATAAACCGTATGAAATACTTCGATGGGAAAAGGGTGACTTTGGTGATGTAGACGCAATAGCACGATTAGATGACAACACCTTTCTAAGTATCATGTTCAACAAAGGAGTCAGTAAAGATTCAAAAGAGGAAGCATGGAGTGTTGAGTTTTATAGAAACAACAGTCAAGAAGTCACAGGTGAAGGTGATCAACAACGTGTATTTGCCACTGTATTAAGTGCTATTCAAACATTCATTAAAAAGTACACGCCCAATAAAATAATCTTTGCGGCAAACAAAGTAGATGACACTGGGCACGACTCACAAAGCAGAGCTAATCTATATGACAAATTAGTTCAGCGTTATGCCAAGTCTTGGGGCTTTAAAGCTTTCCGTGCAGACACTGGTAACAAAGTTATATACGAATTGAGTAGAGTTAACAAGGTAGAAGAAGCGTCTGGTTACATTCCAAGTGAAAAACAAAAGAATGATCCTCGTTTTAGTACAGCATTAACAGTAGATATCAAGCCTGACAGTATCAAAAAGAACGCAAAAGCATTCTATTGGAATACTAGCAGAGCAGGTATTCCCCCAACAGCAAAGCCATCAGGCAAAATCTAATAAGTTTCCATATTATGGTATTTTGATAAATACACTATTAGTATGGAAATCCGTTATGAAAATCAAACAAATCACTGAAACTACAACAGCAGGAGCAATAGCTACTGTAAATTCACCCTTAGGTGCTACTCAAAGTAGAGGAAATCCTAGCATATATGGTGGGAAGAAGGTAGGCTCTTTATTCAAGGGTAAAAAGACTAAAGTTCCATATGCTAATAGCATCAATGAAAGTGCTGAACTTAGTGAAGCACAACTAGAAGAAGATGATGTTATTGTCGTTCCGGGGCAAGGTCGTAGTCGTAAAAATGGACTAGTACCTCATGGTAAAAGTCGTGTAGACCATGAAGTTGAGATGGCACGTAGTGATTTATTCAGTGCCGCAAAGAATGCTCAACAAGTCTTTTCAATGATTAAAGACCTTAGCGAAGAAGAAGGACTTGATGGTTGGGTACAAGAAAAGATTATTAAAGCCAATGACTATCTGAACACAATACGTGAATATTTAGAAGGTAAACAAGTTCAAGGTGTATCAGAAGGCTCACAAAGAGGTGATTCACTTGTTACTGACGCATTAAAAATAATGCGTAGTGCAGAAGTAAGTGATGCTGTAAAGGCACTAAAAACTGTATTAGGAGATAGAGAATACAACAGCCGTCGTGGTTTTTATAATTTCTATATTAGACAAATGATTGATGCATATAGTCAACAAGGTGTGGCGGAGGGTGAAGAAAACAAATATGGTAGCCAAGAAAACTGGGATAGCTTGAGAAAAGATATAAAAAGTCAGTACCCATACAAAAAAGGAACAACTGTAACTGTTCCACACAAAGGAAAGCTGGTTAACGGTAAAATAGTTCGCTATGAGGCCGGCGGTGGTGGCTACTCTCCTGCATATGTTGTTGATATTGGTGAGTATGAATCAATAATGGTTCAACCAAATAAAGTAAGGAGAGGTGCTACCGAAAGCCTAGGTACTACCGGTGCTATGACTAATGGCGAGATGGGTGAAGGCAAAAAAGTTGACCGTATGGTTAAGCACGTTGCACAAACTGAAAAGAAACTTGGTCACAGTAAAAAAGAAGCAGAGAACATTGCTTGGGCAACAGCTAACAAACGTGGCATGTTAAATAATAAGAATAAGAAAGCGTAATATGAGCAATATTCTTAAAGGTATATTAAACGAAGTCAGTCCGCATAACTATGACAGTGATTGGGATTATCAAAATGCTGTTGCACGTAGTGGCAAGTCACGTTCTAGTTATCGTTCACAAGAAGATGACACATCTGATGCTGATATTGAATACTCTAAAAAGATGTATCAACTTGGTCAGAAACAAAAACGTGATGCCGATCATGATAGATTAGCAACCGGTACAAATGAAGCTAAGGGTTATTATGATACAGGTGAATTCTATAACGCAAAGCTAGGTGGAGAGTATGGTAGAAATTTAACAACTTCTGGCATATCTAGTAGTGGACACGGTATAGATAAGGGTGCAAATGATGGTCAGCGTGGTCGTCCATCACCTAATAAATTAGTTGGTATTTCAAAATCATTACCAGCAGATCCATTTAATCGTACAACAGGTAAAATACCTAATGGCATAAAAGGTAAAGTACATTCTATGATGGGCCCTGATGATGAGAAACTAGATGAAATTTCTAATAAGAAGTTAGGACAATATAAAAAAGATGCTAGTGCTGATGCTACTGCCGCTGATAAAGAAGGTGACTATAAGCGTGGCGATAAGCGTATGAGTGGTATCATTAAAGCAACTAAGAAACAGTTTGCTAATGATGAGAAGCAACTAAAAGAATTTGCACCAGTTGGCGGTGATGATCGTGAACCCGATGAAGAAGAAATATTACGTCAACTTGCTAAAATGTGGTGGCTAGGTACAGAACAAGAAATGGCCAAAGCTCAAAAAACATTGCATGCAATGGGCTGGGATATTGGTCAAGATGAATCCGGTGATGACGATGCAGGTGTATTTGTAATACGTGTCGGTGATGAGAACGGTGATTCATATATTGCGTTTAATCATAGTGAATTAGAGGAGTTAAATGAAGTGTACAATAACTACCATGCTAATCGTACAGGCTTTAGCCGTGGTCAAAGAGATGATGAGAGACATGATTTAGATACTCCAACACAAGCTTGGGGCTTAAAGATTAACGGCAAAGTATGGAGTAAGGATGGCAAAGATGTTACATTTACTAGCAAGCAAGCCGCATTGAATACAAGAAATGCTATTTTAAAGAACAGGCCTGATTTAGAAATTGGTTTAGTAACTAAAGGTGGTGTAGCGGAAGAAAAACAACGTCTTGACCCTAGTTGCTGGAAAGGCTATAAAAAGCAAGGCACTAAGATGAAAGGTGACACAAGAGTTAACAACTGTGTACCAGTTAAAGAATCATCTATTATGCAAGGTGTAAAACAGTTAGATGAAGGTTGGAAAGAAAAGTTAGGTGCAGCCGCATTAACTGGTGCAATGGCATTGGGTTCTGCTGGTGCAAGTGCTAGAGTTACCCCTGACGGCCAAGGTGGTTTTACTGGTGGATTCAAACCATCTGCAACAGTTACGTCACCGGATAATACTCCACCTGTTACTAAACCTACTGCGTCATCTGACACATCGGATCCTTTAAAAGGCTTAGTTCGTGCAGATAGTGCTGATAGACAAGCAAAGACTATAACTGTTGGTGGAAAAGAATATGGACTAGTTGAATTGTCACCAACTGATATTAGACCACGCGGTGGACAACGAATTGTTGTTCCTCAAGCAGTATTAGGTGAACGTGGTATAGGAAACTATATAGGTATTCTAGTAGGTGATAGAGTATTTGTTATAAGTAAGAATTAAGGAATTTAAATGTTATCAGATAACTTAAAAATACTTCTAGCAAGTACACAATCATTTGCTATCAAGTCACAGAACTTTCAC